TATTGTTATCAACGAAGGAGAGAAAGCCTGTAGGGGTTGTGAGAGCATTGTTAAAGGCAAATTAGATTCATGTACTTGGCATGGTGGTGTTAATAGCTGGAAGAAAGCTGATTGGACACCTATATTGCATAGAGAAGTGTGGATATTTCCTGATAATGATAAGGCTGGTAAAGATTGTGCTGATGAGATAGCAGAGTATTTAAGGAAGGCAGGATGTAAGAGAGTAAAGATAATACAACCACCAAAAGATTTTAAAGAGAAGGATGATTTATTTGATGCACACGAATCAGGTTATTTCGCATCATCTGATGATTTTATTAGCTTTGTTAATAATCAAAAGGAAAAGCTACCCAAAGGTGCTTTAAGGTTTGAGAGAGCTGACTTTGTATTATCCCAAGTATCTAATCCTGACTGGCTTATAACTGATGTCTTTGAAAGAAACAGATTAATAACAGTCTTTGGAGAACCTAAATCAGGCAAATCGTTTATATCTATTGCTATGGCATGTGCTGTAGCAAGAGGTGATGAGTTCTATGGACATGCTGCTAAAAAAGCACCTGTAGTATATTTAGCAGGAGAAGGGGTTGCAGGAATTCGTAGGAGATTGGCCGCATATAACCAAAGTGAGTATGGTGGTAGTTTGAAAGAAGCACCATTGTTTTTATCTAATCGAGGTTCAAGAATCAATGAGCCTGAAGAGTATCAGAAGCTAGAAGATGAGATTAATTTACTCAAACAAGACTTAGGGCAAATCGGTTTAATTATTTTTGACACCTTTCAGCGTAACTTCTCAGGAGATGAAAATTCTGCTCAAGAGGTCAATAAGTTTGTTAAAGCCGCAGATCAGTTGATACATGACTTTGATTGTACTGTATTGCTTGTACATCATACTGGTAGAGGTAACAAGGGAAGAGCTAGAGGTAGTTCTGTTCTTGATGCTTCTATTGATGGAGAGTTCTTAGTAGAGAGAAAAGGTACTAAGCCTGATGATGATAACTCTATGCTGGTTACTATGAAGCAGACTAAAAACAAAGATGGTATGGGCATGGCAGAGAAGAAGTTTGAGTTCCATGAGGAGACTTTAATTGGTGAAGGTCTTGATGTTACTTCAGGACTGCTTATTGAGACAGATGTTGATATTAAAACCATTAAAGATATCGAACATGACATTGATATCAAGATAGCAGATAAAATGTATTCACTGGCTATGGCAATAGCAAAAAGTGATAACTGCAAGCCTGAAGATGTATGGTTCACATACACAACCTTTAACAGTGATTTAAAGGGAGTACATCATCTAAAAAATGCAAAAGATCAGCCATATAAGAAATACACAGTTGATAATTCGCTAAGAAGAATGGAAAAGTTAAAAATAGTAGAAAAGAATTCAAAAGGAAATGGCTATAGGCTGGTAGATGCTGATTTTACAAGGTTTAACGAGGGTGTGTAAATAAAGTGTGTAAAGTGTGTAACTGTGTAAGATACATTATATTAGTGTGTAGAGTGTGTAGTAGTCCATAGGACTACACACTTACACATTATTATGTATAGCACAAAGGAATAGTATATGAGTAATTATTATGATGAGGCTTTAAAAGATAAACTTAAACAATTAAGAATCTGCGAAGCAGAAGCTAAGGTTAAATGGGGTAACTGGAAGCGTATCTATAAAATGGTAGGCGTAGACTTTGAGATTAAGTTTTTAAAAGCAGAGCAGATATTAAAAACATCTTTGCAAAAAGATACGATCAAAAAGCAAATCAGTATGGTTGATATGATGATTAGAGCCTATGAACAACTAAACATCAAATGTGAAGAAAGTGGTTACATTATGATTCAACCAAGTACCAGGTGTTTTACTTTTGATAAGAAAACTGCATTGATATGTGATACTGATGATGAGAAACCAGTATTAGAACTTATACACAAAGATGAAAAGGATATTATGATATTTAGTATTGAAGAACTGCTTAGGTGTATACCCCAGGATTTCATGAGAGCAAAAGAGATACTAAGCAAATTAGATAAATCTGTAAATTTTCAAAGAGTTGATTATGTCTAGTTGGCATGGTGGCAAGGGCAGTTCTCGTAGAAGAGAAGATAAAAAGAAAATAGATGCAAATTGGGATTTAATATTTAAGAAAAAGGAGAAAAGTATGAATTGTTGGTATTGTGGAACTGGACTTATATGGGGTGGAGATCACGATATAGGAGATGAGAATGAAGAATACGATATGGTCACGAACCTATCTTGTCCTGATTGTAAGGCCTATGTTGAGATTTATATGCCCAAAGGAGAGGCAAATGAGTGATTTCATAAACAAACCCCCTCATTACAATCAAGGCAAATTTGAATGTATAGATTATATAAAGCAACAGTTAGGTGCAAATTTCCCTGCATATCTTGAAGGTAATGCCATAAAGTATCTACATAGACACAAATATAAAGACTCAAACATCCAAGACTTAGAGAAAAGTATTTGGTATATTAATAAATTAAAAGAACATTATGAGAACCTATAATGAGCAACAAACCGCAAATTGATGTTTCGCAACTAAAAAGGCAAATCGACAAAGGCAAATCACTAAACGAGGTGGTCATGTCTCTTGGTAAAAGCAAATCGACTATTTTAAAAGTTGCTAACGAAAATGGTTTAAAGTTTGATAAAAAGTCTCCTTGGGCAAATTTGTAATTAAGGCAAATTTACTGTTGAGGCAAATACTGTTTTAAGGCAAATATGGATATACAAGTAAAAACTGATCTCAAACAATTACAAAAAAAGTTAGATATTCTTCGTGATAAAACCTTCAACAAGGTTATGAGTGAAGGAATTAATCATACTAGTGCTATAGTTGTTAATGCACAAAGACAACAATTATTAAAAAAACTGCACAAACCTAAAAAAACATCTATTACTGCTATTGTAATGTCTAAGTTTGCTAAACCTAATAAACGTGGTCTAAAGGCTACAGTTAGAGTTAAAAGCTATGCTACAAAGTTTTTGTATTATATTTATACTGGCGATAATGAACCTGCTAGAAGTCAAAGCTATCCCTCTCCAACAAAAGATGGAAGGGTTAAGGCTAATACTTTTGGCAACATTGTTACTCAAAAGGGTATTATTAAAAGAGTTGATAAAACAGAAAAGAGCAACAGAAAAGGCTCACGTTTTGTTGGTGTACCTAAAGGTAAAGGCTCTAAGGTCTATGGTATATGGGAGAGACAAGGACAAAAGGGTAGAGAGGGTTTAAACCTTCTTGTTGCATTTACTCCTTTTATTAGGCATAGAAAGTTTATTGATTGGTTTAAGTTGAGTCATAAGGTAGTTAAGAACAATCTTTACAAAGAGGTTAACAAGCAAATGATTAAAAGAGTTAAGAGGGTAATGAGATAAAGGCAAATTTACCATAGAGGCAAATTTACCTTTACCGCAAATTTAATTAATTGCTATACAACAAACAAGATTGTATAAATAATGAATCTGCTTCATCATAGTTTTTAAAGTATGCAATATCAGAATAAATACCGCTTTTTCTTTTCGGCTCATATTTATCGCCCTCATATTTAAGGATATCAACATAATATTTTTTGCCTTTTTGTTTTAAAAGAACATAAGGTTTTTTAGTTTTAAAATGTGTTACCCTGCTTTGCAATAATACTTTTTCCATTAGTCTTGCTCCTTTGTTATACCTAGCTCGGCTAGTTCTTCCTTGCTCCAGTCTTCGTAGTAATAAATTAAAAGTTCATAAGCCAATTCTTTTAGCTCATCTTCTTCTTCAACTCTTTTTCTTGCATATTCTTCTAAGTTCATGTTATTTAACTCCTTACTTTTATTTAACATAAACCTATTATATATAAAAATATATAAATACACAATACCTAAATGCAAATTTATATTTAAGGCAAATTTAAGATCGAGGCAAATACTGTTTTGATGCAAATACTGTTTTGATGCAAATTTATAATCAAGGCAAATTTATAATCAAGGCAAATTTATAATCAAGGCAAATTTATAATCAAGGCAAATTTATAATCAAGGCAAATTTATAATC